CCACCATCTTCCGTATCCACTAAATAGAGGAGGTCGTCTGCAGACGCCGTCCCCTGGGCTACAAGCCCAGATACTTTATATGAAGCCATGGATTATTCCAGTGTAATAAATTGGGTACCCTCTAAAGTTTGCACTTTGGAGTTCAGATCTATTATAGTTTGTTGCATGTTCGCCACTAACGTATTTAGTGCTGTTATTTGGCCCTCAATATTGTGTAAATCAGTAATATCAGACTCTGTATGTGTATGATCGTCATCTGGTGGAACAACTTCCCAGACACCAGCAATGTACTCCCATGTCTCTCCCGTAATAGGATGAACGATTGTGGTTTGAGCATTCGGATCTGGTAACTGAAAAGGAGTCATTTATTCCACTTCGCTTGCTTTATTCTACAGATCAAGCATTATCAATTATGTATTGTCTAAAGCTAGCAAAATCAGATGTATTTTGTGCGGCATCTACAATCAATGATTTAGTTGCATTGATTACTTGATCAGAGATAGTCCATACATTTTGGTGATATACATGTAACCGCAAAGTAGTATTGTCAAACCACAAGTCACCATCATTTAGATGACTACCTACAGGCTCACTGTTTTGATAATAAATTTGTTTCTCATCTACTAGAATTCCTCCCGCGCTCCGGTCAGGATTGATCCACATATTTTGATGATATACAAGGATTCTTAAGTTTGTACTGTCAAACCATAAATCTCCATTGCCCAGAGTTGTTGTAGGAACTGTATCTGAATAATGAATTTTATTTCTATTACCAAGTTCTGCTTCTAATGCGTCAATTTCATTTTCAATATTCACAAGTTTTATGTTATTGATTTCATCAATTTGTGACTGCAAAGATGTTGCTGTTGTTTCTAACGCAGTAACAGATGTTTGTGTTGCGTTTGCAACAGTAGTTAAGCTCGTCAATGCAGCTACTGTTGCATAGTTTGCAAGCTCTCCTTCAACTGTTATTAGTCGCGTATCAATGTTTGAGACACTAGTAGTAGTTGCGAGGATATCTGCGTCATTACTGTCAATTTGAGTTTGAATTGCAGCCAACTGCTCTGGTGTAGCTCCAGTTGACAGATTGTTTACTGTTGTCGTTAATGCGTCTAATTCTGATTCAAGTGTTTGGATTTGATCAGATGAAACACTAATCTGCATTCCATTGATTTGCTCTTGTAGAGCATCAATCTGATCAGTAGTATATGCAATAGTTGCATACTCAGCATTTTGAGGGTATACATATACTTTGACTGTTTCATCAAGAACTAGGTCTCTGGTGCCAGTCACTTTTGTTACTACGTAAGCATCACCATTTGTACCAGTAATGCTAAATCTAACAATCTCACCATTAGTGCTCTCTATATCAATTAAGTCATTCGTAGCTCCTGGCTGAGAGATTATTTGATTAATATCGTCTTGTCCGATTGCAATTAACGAGATAGCATCGACTGATAAACTGTTTAAACTAATTTTCCCACTAGGAGCTTGAGGTGTTGGACTAATATTAAATACAGAGTATTCACGAGCATTGCTGCGTCGCAGACTAAGCTCATCGAGCTGGTTCTGCATTAAAGCAATATCTCCAGATAGTGCAGTGAATGATCCTTCACCACCAGTGATTCCTATCCACTGAGATCCGTCATAGATGTAATAAACACTTGTCGCTGAGTTATACCAGGCCTGTCCACTGATTGGATTTTCTGGTACATCGTCTGAAACTATTGAATATCGCTCACTTCCATTTGCTTGATAAAACCCATCATTGACCCACACCATCAATCGACCTTGGCGTGTATCAAACCAAAGAGTTCCGTTTTGTGGTGCAGGGTCCCAGCCGTCTCCAGTAATGTTCCCTTGCTCATCCCTCGTAGGGAGCCACTGTGGCGGCGTTATTCCTGTAATTGATGGCGGTAGATTTAAAGCCAGGATGGCAGAGATTAAACCCGCCATGTTAGATGGATAGTCTTTAATCCCATATCCTTGGGATGTTAACAGGCTATTGGCTGCTGCAATTGCACCATCAAAATTCGAACTAGGTGTTTGTGTCACAGCGTATCTCTCTTTTATTTTCTATTGTATAAACTTTAGAAGTTGCTATTCAGCATTACATATGCTGTTTCGATGTCGTCTAAGTTTAGACCCTGTGCAAGCATGAAGATAATTTCTGCAGTTGTAATTCCTGAGCGTTTTAATTGTGACTGAAATTCTTCAACGATTTCATCCATATCTTTTTTAAGCCGTTGTTCGAATTTATTGCGGCTATCAAAACTTGGATATGATTTTGGCTCTTGTACCTTTAATTTATTAATGAACATGGCAGCCACTGTGTGCTTACATATTCGATAGCTCGATCTATATTTTTTGGTTTCCCAACTCTGAACAATACCCGCTGCTTCTAATGTTCCGAGTTTGTCATAGGAATCACTACTGACTGCTGAAGGCAGTGGATAACGTCTTTGTCTATTACTTGTTTCCCCATTATCCCCAGTACTTTCAGGCATGCGGATAACAGAATGACTAAAATCAGGACAACTGCAGCAATACACTTCTGCCAGCTCTAATTGGTTTTGTTCAGTAAAAATTTGCTCATACCACGGGTCAACATCTGTTTCAAGTCGGTGCCATAGTGTTTCGTTCGGTCCAGGCTGAGCGTGAAGGTAATTTCCATCAGCATCATTATCAACAACTTTTTTTGTAAAACTATTATCAGCGTAAATAATGTAATTACTTATTTCTGCAGGAGTAAATAAGCGCACTGAGGTCTGAATAGGCACCGCTGTAATTTCTAAATCCGAGCCGACACTAAGTACCGATCGTATTTCAAATGGCATAACAGCATACGATAGGTCAGCTACTTCACTTTGGACTACATCTGCTGTTAAATACTGAGAGCCATAGAATCTTTGATAGTCTTCCTTCTTAACTTTGAAAGCGCCGGTTAGTCGGCTTGTTGCCTGAGTTGTTTCATAAATTGCATCTAAGCTTGATATATCAAGTAACGCAGGTGGCAAGTCTTTTTTATTGTCTAAAATTTTAAAACTATTTTCTGGTTTTATATCGTCAACACTGATCTCAATAAACTCTTTTGAATCTATAAATTGATCCGTATTATTGATAGGCCGCTCAATTAGAAAATTTGGGAAGTAGCCGATCTTGCCAATAAGTGCACTTACATTCTCTCTGTTGCTTTGTATGAATTCGCTGGCAATAATATCGTTCAAAGAGACTGTGACTACGATCTTTGATGGATTTTCCGCGCTATTCTTACCGACATACCTTGTTGGCCGTTTATTCTCTGTCAATACATCGATAACATTTGCTTCTGTTGATCCATCAGTAAGGCGCTCGCCAATCATTCGTCGCAATACCGGTGTGGGTCCAACCTCATCGTGTTGGACTTTGACCCATATTTCTCCTCTTTCAAAATTGTCTAAATACGTTTCTTTATTTGACAGAATCTCTACCGTAGTTCCCAGCTGTTTTTGATTCAGTACACTCCTGCGTGCTGTGTAGTGACTCCTGCTATCTGCATTTTTTGTCGCAAACTGTTTCCCATCGAATACAACTTCTGACTCATCTACTGTTCCTTGATACAGGACCGATGACAAATCCTCAAAATCTAAATAAGCGCCTTGATAGTAATATTCAATACCCTTTCGCCATCTTGTCCAATCACTGTCGATATCATATTTCTCAATAACTGTCCTATGTACTGAGCTGCCATAAGATCGGTTACCTGGATATACTCCAGGTGAACCAATTGGCTTACCTTTAGTGACTTTTGCATTAAAACCCTTAACGCTAAACGATCCCGTTTTACCGAAGCCGTTCTGCTTTCTAGGCATCAATAGAACCCGCCTGAGATTCCGAGAATCGGAGCGTTCGAGATATTATCGGCTAGGTTTGATGTCTGACGTGCAGCCCACAACGCCTTGCCTTTAGGTAGATAAAAAGCTTTCATGCGTGAATCACTTCCAACCTGCGCTGTTGGGGCTAGTACATAGGGCATGTCAGTCATATGGACCCATTCGTTAGCAGCACTTGCTGCCACAATCTGTCCTACAAAGACGGCGCTATCTCTCAGAAAATCAAATTCTGAACTCATATATAGATTGATCGGATAATCATATGGCACACCAGAATTATCCCCTTGTCCTTGAGAAATGACATAGATGTCTTCGATAACGGCACCATCGTTCGCAGTGCAGTTCAATACCAGCTGTGCAAAGTTTGTACCTGTTACTTTTGCAGTAAGAATTGTTGGCGTACCCATTTCATAGACTTCATGAAATACGCGATCAATTAAAAGTGGTTGCTTATTAGTAGATGTGGAAGCCATTATGCGATACCTTTATTTTTCTTGCCAAGTGTTGTTTTTGTAGATCCTGGAATTAACTGCCCTGAATCAGGCTCTGACATACTAGCAACTGTGCCTTGCATAGTTAATGATGGATATTTTGCCATCAACTGCTCTGCATCCTGTGGTGACATATAGTTATCTTCAAAGCCTATATTTAAACCTTTCCCAGGAATTTTATTTTGGTTCATTTGTGAACGTGTGACAAATGTACTATTCCCTGTTGCAGGATGACCCTGTGCACTCATATCACCATAAGGGAATGCATGTGGACCTTGTCCGATTACTTGGCCCATATTTCCAGAAACATCAATAGCTTCATAATTTTGGCTATTACCGGCTTTCTGATCCTGTGGAAGTCCCGGAATTGGTTGAGCAGCAGGCACTTCCATGGGGCGTTTGTCCCCAAGACGCATCCTGTTATTCATTTTTTCTGAATTAGCCATGATCATGCACTCCTAATATCAAACGGATTAGTTCCATACCTGTCATTATTGTTCAACCTTCTAGGACCACGTCCGTTTGGGTCGGGATCAACTGCTTGCTCTCCTTGCTCAAAGCCAACATTATTAGTACTGAATGATTGAGATATATCAGCATTGCCGGTTGTTTCAGTCGGAGTCGCAGAATTAGATCCCATATCATCTTCCTGAGGATCAAATTTGCGATAAGGGGCATAAGGATCTCTTTCGGCGGCAGCAATCATTGCTGCATCTTCAGCCTTGTCAATCTTTCTGCCGATTTTTATTGGTTCCCAAGGCATAATTCATCTAGCTAACCTAAAACTATTCTACTATTATCGCCAATTTTGCGACAACATTATCCTCGATCCAACTGATGTGTCAGCAGGGCCTGGGACTGCAAGGATAAATTCTGCTCCAGCACGTTCAAAAGCGTAACGCCGTGTCTCAGGGCGTCTGTAGTTTGGAACGTATAACGTTTCCGCTAACCTGTCGCATTCACGTAAATAGATTTCACGGAAATACTCGTCTCCCTTAAGAGGATCTGATGTTGAAATTGTCCGTTGAACATCACCTGCGATTTGTTCTAANCGGCTGTAGTTCGGAGAGCCACTTGAATCAGACGGAAAATACTCAGAGTTTTCCCANGCACGATCGCANCGNCTNATGTGATAGACGATTTGATTGTACCAATACTCATCTGGTACAAGAGCCATGGCTTCTTCTAANCGGCTCCTGTCTCCAGCTGGTATTTGTGCACCCGCATTGAATCCTAGGTGAAATCGTACTTTTGACTGTAGATGTTCGTCAAGTTGCATCTTCTATCAATCAACCGTACTTTAACTAGTTTAGCTAATAAAGATTAGATCATCTTTGATCAACTGTTCCCAGTTAACTCTGGGGATATTTTCCAACTGTTTCAGATTACTAAAGCGTTCGCCAGATAGCGACATACGTAGCTCAACAATACGTTTTGCAGTTGAATANCCTACACCTGGAAGACGCTTGGCAATTTGCTCAGCTTCGGCAGCGTTNAAGTTTAAGCGAGTATCNTCTAGAGGTACTACACGTTCGGGCAGCTTCTCTTCTTTCTCAACAGCAATCTGTGGTGCAACNACTTTTTCCAAGCGACCTTTTTTGGAGTCATATGGCACAAGCTGATCAAGAGTTACATANGAGATTGCCCCATTNGCACCTTTTACCATTGCGTACTCTTTATCGTGCTTGCTGATAAATTCGACAAGTGCTCCAGTTTTAGTGTCTTGAAATAGATTTGACATAAACTTATTGTTCTTTCTTACTTATTATAAGCACAAAAAAAGCGCCCACTTGGGGCGCTCATGTGTTACTGACTTGTGATCAAGTACCTTGACCAGTTTCAGTCTTAAAGGGGAGATAAACTTCACCAGCATCAGGAGCTGAAGCATCCACGTAGTAGCAAACTTCAACCAGAATGGCTGCTTGAGAATTTGCATCAACGATAGTGAGTTCATCACTCACTGTTGCTGTGACAGCTGTTTCACTACCCAGGGGAGAGATAGCACCGGACAGGTCGAATGCAGAGGCTGCACCAGCCTTAGCAATTGAACCATCGCCAGCTGCAGTCAAAGTCACGCCGCCAGAAAGGCCAGTGACTTGCAGAGTGCCAGCAGCGCCTGTGCTGAGGTTCTCTACGTTGATTGCAGTGCGATACACGGTTGCACCAGCGGGGACGGTAAACGCCTTATCCAACCGAGGCTTGTCATCTTGACGCATGTCAGGTGACAGAATCTTCAGCTCATAAGGAGTAACTGTTGCAGGCTGGCTGCTTTCAATAACTGCCACGCCAACCATGCGGAAGAAGTTCACACCAGGGATGGCTTGAACACCCTGATTGCGATATGCATTCAGGTGAGTTACTTGGTTACCAGGAAAAACGATAGACATTGTTAGTTACCTCCTATCAATAAACGAATGAGTAACCAACGGTGATGAAGTCCTTATTCAGGATTTCAAAACCAGCAAACAAGGACCAGATCATGATGATGAAACGACTGAAGTCGTCGTTGTTGTTCAGCAGAATCTGAGCGTTGTTGCCACCAATACCTACGCCGACAGCCTGAGGGCCGAAGAAGATCAACTGTGATGCTGTGTAATCAGCTGCACCAGCAGCGGCATCAGTCACCACGAGGTTGTATGAAGTCTCGGGAAGGTTGGTGGATTCGAACCAGCGGACACCCTCGAAGAGGAAGCCAGTCGGCATCACGGGTTGACCAGCCACGAAGCCAGCCTGACCGTATGCAGGACCCATGCCTTGGTAAAAGTTGGCATTAGGTGCAGCGTTGGGCTGCATGGGGTTGATCATGCCGCTACCGGGGTACCGGGCGATCTCGCGAAAATCTGAGTTCTGGCGCAAGTGCATCATCGCGGTGGGGTCCACGATGCAGCGGTAGTAGCCGTCAGCAAATGTGGGGACGTTGCGCTTACGCATGTCCTTAACGACCTCAAGGAGGTCTGTGGTCACGTCAAACTTGGCGGATTCACCTGCGGCGTATGTGACGCCCAGGGTGCCACCTGAACCACCTTTGGCTTTAGCGCCGGGCAGGTAGTAGCCACCGCGATCAGCATCAGCGATACCGTTTGCTTCTGCTTTCAGCAGTTCGTTAGCAAACACACGATCGCGCCAGCGGCGATAGTCGTCCAGCAGGGTCAGTGAACCGATGGACTGGTGGAAGACGTTCAGGTTGCCTGTATCCAGCAGCAGACGCTGAGCTGTGATCAGGGTCTCACGAGCGACCTTGAAGGTTGAAGGCTGAGCGGAATCACGTGTATCGGCGGGGCCGGTGTATTCACGCAGGGTCACAAGGACCTTGTCCTTCACGATGTTGCGGGCGGAAGCTGTACCAAGGGTCTGGTCGGCGGTCCGCTCACGGGACTCCTTGGTGCCAGGCTTGCCCCAGAAGCGATACCTATCTAACTGAACAGTTTGACCAGGTTGCTTGGAGAAATCGTGGACCACCACGGGCTCGACTGCCATCTCAATGATGTAGGCCGGGTGGGGACGATACAGTTCTGCACCAAGAAGCTTCGGAAAATCATTATCAATCCACATAAGGGATTAACTCCGTAAGCTAAAAGGTTTATTGGTGACTTCGACTTAGTCACATATATAGATATTACTAGTTTTAGCTATGCTACATTTTAAGTACCCCAATATTCTAGGGCATTATGGACTTTATTGATACTGGTGTTTGGAAGCCAATTAATACACTGCCTGGCTTTGAATG